TTGAAATCAATCTCGGCCCTGACGGCCAAATCGACGATCGCTTCGTGGTCCGCTACACCAAGCACCGCCATCTGAAAAAAGTTCTCCCCGGCATTGTCGTCCCCGCCAGGATTATCAAGAAAGCCGAGAAAAAGAAGCGCAACGACTGCGTTGTCGTGTGGGGCTTCTGGCGCATTTACGACGACACCCACGATGAGAAATGGCAGCACGTCGTTCTCGTCGACGACCAGATTGTGCATAGCTCGGAGCTCAAGGGCGCGGGCTCCTGCCCGCTGGTTATCGCGCGCTTCAACGCGACGCCGGAATGGGCCTGGGGCGTCGGCCCGCTCATCCAGTCTCTCCCTGATCTGCGCATGATGGACGAGCTGACGGCGAAGAAAATCAAGAACGTCGACATGTTGCTCGCACCGCCGATTTCCTTTCCTGACGACAGCTTCGCGAACATTTCAGAGGGTATCGAGACGGGCTACGCCTATCCTGTCAGGCCGGGGACGGAAGGCGCGATCAAGAACATTTACGATCCGCCGCGCCCCGATCCCGCGATCTATTTCACGCAAGACATGGAACAGCGCATGAAGCGCCTGTTCTTCCTCGACTGGCCGCAACAGCGTGGCGATACGCCGCCGACCGCGACGCAATGGCTCGACGAAATGACGCTGGCGCAGCGCCGCATCGGCACGCCGGGCGAGACGTTCTGGAGCGAGTTTTGCGGCGGCGTCTTCATGCGCTTTATCTTCATGCTGCAAAAGGCTGGACAGATTAAGCCCGTGACAATGCAAGTCAGCGGCAGCGCGCAGTCCGTCTCGCTCATGCCCTACAACCCCGCGCAGCGCAGCGCCGAGCAAGAGGAAGTCGCGCTGTTCTCGCGCTTCGCGCAGATTGGCACGCAGGCATTCCCCGAGGAATGGAAGCTTGTCACTGATGGCAAGCAGACCTTGGAGAACATCGCGAACAAGATGGGCGTCAATAACATTTGGGCGCAGCGCTCCAAGGCTGACGTGCAAGGCGCGATGGAGCAAATCAAAGGCCTCATGGGCGGCAACGCCGCTGGCGCGCCGGCCATCCCTGGCGTTCCGGAGCAGCCGCAGGACATCGCCGGCCCCGCGCCGAACCAGCCAAAATTCACCTTTCGCGGGAGCGGCATGTGATCTTCACGGACCAGGAAGTCGCCGACGGCCTCAAGCGCCTTGCGCGTTCGCCCGACGCGAAGTTTCTCCGCCAGCTCTTGCTTCAAGTCCAGCTCTCCACTGGAGGAGATATGTCGTCGCTCGGTGCGTTGGCTCACGAGCAAGGACGCCGCACCCTAGCGCAACAGTTGATGTCAGCCATCACTTTTGCGCAGGAACCCGATGAGCGAGTCAGTCCCGAACCCAACGCCGCCGAACTCGCAGCCCGATCCGGCGGCAGTCGCCGCGTCAGCACAGGCGGCATCCGCCGTCGCGTCCCCGACGACGCCGACGAAGGTTGAGAAGCCCGCCTGGGTTTTCGACGACGCGGTGTTTGATCCCGAGACGGGCGTCAAGGTCGATGAGCTGGGCGCGCGCGCGAAGGCGCTGTTCGATAAGAACGCCGAATACGAGACGCTCGCAGCGGCCCGCAAGGCTGACACGCCGGCGACTTTCGCCGAATACGGCATTGAATTCCCCGAAGGCTGGAAGCCGCCCGAGGGCGTCGAGATCGACGACAAGTCGAGCCTCTGGAAAACCCTGCAAGAGAGCGCACACAAGCGCGGCGTGACCAAGGCCGAATACCGCGAGACGGCGGCGGCCTTCGTCGAGGCGGTGGGGGCCGAGCGCCTACGTGCGGTCGAGACTTACAAGGCGCAGCAAGGCGAGCTTCTTAAGCAGCTTGGCGACAATGGCGCGGCGCGCGTCGAGGCGGTCAATAAGACTTGGAAGGCCCTGTTCCCCGAGGGAACGGTCGCTGACCAGCTCGCGGAAGCGAACTTCACGCCTGACATCGTTAAGGCGTTCGAGAAAGTCCAGACGGCGCTGACAAGCCAGGGCGTCGTCAGCTTCACGCCGCAAGGCCGTGAGCCCGCCGGCCGCGCCGATGGCAAGCCTGAAAATTGGGACGACATGAGCCCGATCGACAAACGAACTTGGCAGCTTGGCCAGCAAACCAAGCAGCCCGCCGCCCGGCGCTAACCGGCGCTTGAAAAAGGAAACGTAAATGCCCTCTCCCCTCCTGACGCCGGTCATGACCCTGCCGGAATATCTCAAGGGCTCCGATGTCGATGACAACGCCCGCCCGTTTCTGGAGATGTTCTCCAAGTCGAGCGATATCATGGAGGCGTTGCCTTTCGAGGGCATCGGCGGCGCGGTTTACACCGGCTACCGCCAGACCGCCATTCCGCAGTCGATGGGCTTCCGCCCGATCAATGGCAGCTCGACCTCCGGCGCGGGTGTCGTGACGCCGTTCCAGGAAGCTACCTATCTGATCGACCATGACATTCCGGTCGATCGCGCGCTTGTGCGCCGTGGCGGCGATCGCCGCCGGGCGCTTGAGGAGCAGAGCGGCATCGCGCGCCTTGGCGAGCTGTGGGTTAATACCTTCCTCAAGGGCGACAACACGCAGAATAATGCGGTCTTCAATGGCTTGCAGAAGCGCAGCGCCAAGCAGGGCCGCAATATCGACAACTCGAATGGAACCTCCGGCGGCTCCGCGCTGTCGCTGACGCAGCTCGATTGGGCGATCCAGAACACCCGCAAGGCAACGCATATCATCGCGCCGTGGGCGATGCTCTACCGCTTCATCCAGGCCGCGCGCAATACGAGCATTTCCGGCTTCGTGATGCAGACCTGGGATGGCGTCGGCATGCCGAAGCTCTCCTATGCTGGCCGCCCGATCCTATTCGGCTACGAGAAGGATTTGCACCCGCCGATCCTTCCCTTCACCGAAGTTGCGACCGCTGGCGGCGCGCCCGTGACGAGCTCCATCTACGTCGTCAGCTTTGGCGAAGACGGCCTGCGCGGCATCCAAATCGCTCCTATCGAAATCCGCGACATTGGCCTGATGGAAGACTCGATCACCATGAACACCCACATTTCGTGGGACGTTGGCCTGGTCGATGAGCATCTATTCTGCTTCACGCGCCTATCGGGCATCACCAACGCCGTGATCGTCGCCTAATTGAGCCGCCCCTGACGCGGGGCGGTTTATCTCTGACACAAGGACGCTCTCGATGGGCTCGCGCACTTATAGTTTCGACAAACAAATGCAGCTCGCCGATGGCGCTGCGGCCGTCACTGCTTCCGGCTTCACTCAGGTTGGCGGCGCGATCAAAATCCTCGACCTCGGCGGCGCGCTCAATCGCTTCGACCTTGGCGTGATCGGCTCCGAGGCTCGGATCGACTGCGCTCTGGTGGTCGACGTCTCCGCGATCTCGACCGCGACCGATGGCCATTATCGCCTACATGTGATGGGCTCGAATAACCCCAACATGCTCGCGCCCGTCAGCCTTGGGTGCTTGGACATCGGGCTTGGCACCAAGCTGTTCGGCGGCCCAATTGTCAGCGGCGGCGTCACCCTCGGCGTCGCCGGGGCGGAAAACGCCGCGATTTCGACGGGCTCCAATCTCCCGACCGGCAATACGACCGTCGTTGGCCGACGCGAAATTCTGTTCACGACCGAGCAGAGCGACGTGATGAACGAATACATCGGCCTGTGGGTCGAAGTTCTCGGCTCCACGTCGGCGAGCATCCAATTCACGGCCTTCGTCGCCGTCCTCCCGCTGGAGTAGCAGGCGGGGCTTCGGCCCCGTCGCTCTCCCTGACACAGCATAAGGCCCATGCAAAATGAGCGAATATCTCGACCTTTACCATATCGACCGCAGCGGCGAGAAGCCGGTCGTCAAGCGCTACAAGCCGCATGCGATCGACGTCCACGATGCGGTCAGGCGCTTCCCGAACGACTATTCGCTGACGCGCCCCAAGAGCGCCGCCGAAGTCGTCGACGCCTTCGGCCCCGAATTCGTCGCCGACAAAGACGACGCCCCCGCTGACGAGGGCTTCAAGGGTCCGTCGCCCGAGCAGCGCGTCGCCGGCGTGAAGCGTGCCGCGCCGGCCGCTGACGCCTGACACGACATCCGCCTCTAAAAGAAAGACAAGCGCATGACTGATTTCGGAGTCCAGGTCTACGATAGCACCCTGGCGAAAACCACCACGATGACCCAGGTAGACGCTCAGTTTTGCGTGCAGAACTTCCCGACCCGGTTCAGCTATGTGACCCTCGGCGCGGCGCAAGTCCCGTCGACGAACCTTCCCATTCCGGGCTCGCTGGCGACGATCCCCGATCCGGGCCTCGCCGCCGCGTGTCAGCCGCCCGCGAACTTCCGCAATCTACTCGATGGCGGCGACTTCTCCGTCAACCCGTGGCAGCGTGGAACGTCCTTTACGAGCATCGCGAACACGGCGACCTATACCGCCGACCGCTGGGCGGGCTATGGCGCGTCCACGTCCTCTATTTCGGTGTCTCAACAGGCCATCTCGAACGGCGTTCTCCCCGGCTTCCTCGACGCGCTCCAGTTCGGCCGCGCGTCCTCGAATACCGACGTGAACGTCATCAATCTCGGCCAGACGCTCGAAACCCTCGACGTGATCCGCCTGCAAGGCCAGATGGTCACGCTGTCGTTCTATGCGCTGGCCGGCGCGAATTTCTCGTCCCTGAACTCGATCCTGAACGTCGCCATGTATATGGGCACGGGCACGAACGAAACGATCACCAAGTTCTTCAAGGCGGCGTCCTCCGGCTGGGCTGGCTATCAGAACCTCGCCGTCGCCGCCGGCAGCAACGCCGCCGCGCTGACGACGACCTGGCAGCGCTTCTATGTGACGTTCCAGGTGCCGACGACCGCGACCGAACTTGGCGTGCTGTTCAACTACACCCCGGTTGGCACGGCGGGCTCGAACGATTGGTTCCAGATCACGGGCGCGCAGCTTGAAGTCGGCGCGTTCCCGAGCGCATTTGAGCATCGGGATGTGCAAGTCGAGCTGGAAATCTGTCAGCGCTACGCCTACCAGATCAACGAGCCTGGGGCCGGCGTCATCGTCGGCATCGGCGGGGCTGTCGCCGCCGCGAATAACCAGGTCTTTTACATGGCTCTGCCTGTGCAGATGCGCGCCGCGCCGACCGTCACCGTCTCGGCCGGCACGTTCAAGGTATGCGCTGCGACCACGGCGGCCGCCGCTACCGGCATAGCCGCCGGCTCGACGCATACCGTCAATGCGATCGAAATCGTTTCGACGCTGACGCAGACCGTTGGCCTCGCCGCATCTCTCCAGGGCGGCGGCGGAACGGGATATATCCTGGCCTCCGCCGACCTGTAACGAGCTCCCCGCGAGGGATACGCGCCTCGGTGCGTTTATAAAGGGTGCCCTTCGGGGCATCCTTTTTTTATGAAAAAGCTCATCGCAATCGCACTCGCCGCGCTTCTGTCATCGGCAGCTCTTGCGCAATCTCCAACTGGCCAGCCGAGCCTATCGCCCTCGCTGGGCGGCAGCGCCCCCGTGTCAGCACAAGTCGCCTGCCTTTCATCGGCAACGCTTCTTCTGTCGGCGGCCACGCAATATTATGTCCGCGTCATCTCCAACCAGTCTGGACAAACAGTCTATATTGGCCCTGCTGGCGTAACTCAGTCGAATGGCATGCCGATCCCGACTGGCTCCGGCTATGACGCTTCGCACGAGCAGGGCGCGCTCTACTGCATCGCGGCCTCGTCAGCGACCGTTGGAACGATCCAATATTGAGGGGCTGCGCATGAGGTTCGCTCTCGGGATCGTCGCCCTTTTGCTCTCGCCGGTCGCGGTTGCTGACGGCCTCCTGCCTTCGTTCGTTATCTCGGGCGGCAATCATGACGGCCTCACAGGCGGCGGTGCGGCCGGCGGCCTGACTGCGGCGCAAGTCTCCAGCTTCCTGACGGGAAGCTACACGGGCTCCTGCACCACGTTCGCCGGCTGCTACACGTTCTCCCGCGCCGGCAACGCGATGGTTTACGACAGCACGGGCACGCTGACGTATGCGCCGAATAACCAACTTCTAAACTCCGCGACGCTTTCCACGCAAAGCATTACCACGACGCCCTCGAACTACGTTCTGTCGATTTATGGA